TTTCTGACTGTGAGTATGAACCTGTGCTACCCTGTTCAGTTATTCCAAGCAGGTTAGGCACTAATACGCTCTTTGCAATGGCTTTATCATGCTGTGCAACTGCTCTTTCATATGCATCTGTGGTGCTAGGCATGATCTGATCAAGGGAGACATTGCTTGGTACTATCATCCCTGTTTCTGTACTGACATTTTTAAGTAGATTCTGTAATGCTGCTCTTTGAGACACAGACAAATCACCTTCAACCGTTGCAGTTATATGACCGCTTGCATATCTCTCAAGGAATATATTCTGAAACCTGATAGTGATGTCTTTAGACCACCACGCCCTATAACAAGCCCTTAACTCAGACTGACCATATATAGCGTCATGCTGTGGATCATTAACAAAGTGAATCACCTTATCCAGGGGTATCGTAACCACTGCCCCTGGTATGCTCTGCTCCAATCCTTCAATATTACCATGCTTATCTGTAACAAACCCGCCCTCAAAGCTATCAAAGGGCCTTAACTTAATATCCTTAATACCCCACATGGTGCGCTCTTGGTAGGTCAAAGACTTAAACACCTTCTCGCTAATAGAGAACCCATTTTCAAGGCTTGTAAATATACCCTGAAGTTTATCGGTGAATGAACCTTTAATAGCCCCAATCATGAAGGTAAAGAAGTCAGCCATCTCTTTATGGTCTTCTCTTGGCGCTCCATCCTCATCAACCCCTGGCTCGAAATACCAATTACGGCTCAATACTGCATCCTTTTTAAACTGGATAACAGGCTTAACCTGATCATCCTTGTTCATTTCCTGGTAAACGTTGTTACCCTTTTTTATCTTCAGATCATCGGGATCATATGCATTTATACCAGCACCATACAAGTCCGTTCTAGCATAACCTATTTCTTGTCTTGCTGGGGCTTTCTCTTCTTTTGGTGGTGTTGGCTCTGGCGTGTCTGCAAATAAGACTTTGTTCATATAAGGTATTTTTAAACCCATGTTTACCAATCCCCTTGACTTGATGTGGCTGTGGTTCCTATTGAGCCTATTTCCATATTATCGGGCTGGGCATCTATAAAGGCTGTTTCTATTGCGCTGGTTGTTGTGTCTATCGCATCATCATGCGGCCCATTAGGTGCGAGCCTACCCTCATCAGTAATCACGCTTACATGTGGTACATTTTCGTTTAGGTAAACCCTCCCAGCTTCCACATAAGGGCTTGCATCTTTAAACCTCTCTACCTTGTCAGTGCTTCTTGGCACCTCATATATCTTAAGCTTTTTCCTTTTAAGCTCCTGAATCAACCCTATACCGCTTGACTTATCCTCTATATAGAAACCTCTTAATACAGGTTCGTTTAAGTCCATCCTCTGGGTGTCGTGCTTATGGTAAAAAGCTGCCGCCTCTCTTCTTAACTCTGGGGCTTCGAGCTTATCATAAAACATATCAATAAGATATATACAATCATTGATACCATAGCCCCACACTTGAAAGCAAGTGTAATCATTCTGGGTCTTTGTCTTCTGGGCTGTATCTGCGACGATAAATTTATACTTTAGGGGGGGTAATACATCCCACCATTGCCAATATGAGTCTTTATATATCTCTCCACCTTTAACCGTTGGGTTCCCCTGGTAAAGAGATTCCCAGTATGCAGGGAACATGAGCTTTTTCTTTGAATGGAGGAATTCAAGTGATTTATGCTCAGGGAATAAGGGTTCATTTCTCTTACGATGTATTTCGTCTGTCTCAGCGATGCCTGGGTAATTTATTATCTTAGCATCTGGGCTATTCTTCTCTAAGCGGCTAACCATGCCGTCTGCGTGCCATCTGGTCTTGATTATGAGTAGCCCCGCGTGTTCGCTGAACCTAGTACTGAAATCATCTGTGAACCAATCCCAGATCTTATCTCTATATAATTGGCTGTTGGCCTGTTCCCTCCCCTTAAAAGGGTCATCTATAACCCCAATATCAAGAGTCTCCCCTGTAACTGACCCGCCGACTGTGGTATTTCTAAAATACCCATCATTACCAACATACTCCATTAGGTTCCTATTCCTCTGGAAATTGTTAGAAACTGTTACGACATTCTTAGTGCATATAGTGGTGTCTGGGAATATCTTTTTATACTTAGCACCATCATACATCCTCTGAAGGGCCAAGTTGCATCTAACCCCTAATGAGTCTGAGAATGATGCATAGATAGTTCTTATATCAGGTCTTTTCCCTGCTATCCACGATATTAAATCTGTCACGGCCCATGATTTACCATGCTGTGGTGGGGTAGATATGACTAGAACTGGTCTTTTCTTATTAATGAGGTCCACATAGAATTGTTGTAGTTGGCGGGATAGGTCCACAATGAACCAATTATACTTGAAGTTGCCATACCGCATGTATTGACGGAATGCAAAAAAGTTAACCCTAGACTTTTCAACCCACCATTGTTCAAGTAAGTTCACATCATCTAGGGTTAGTTTGTTGGGCTTGGGTTTGGGCATTTATTCTATTTCTAATACCCCATCATTGTATAAAATGCTCTGCATATACCTTGGGCTCCTGACTGTTTTATATAGGCTTTCATATCGCGTTATATAACAAGTCTCACAATCCCCATGCTCCTCCACCATCTCTTGAAGCTTTTCTATTAGTTCAGTGGCTTTCATTTTTCGGGCCGTCCTTTTAATAGGGTTTTAATGCGATCACAAGTATCATATCTTTCCGTGGTTGGACCTCGACCTTTTCTATTCCAGTAAGCCATTCTGGGTCTTCTAGCTGGCCTGTCTCAACTTCAACGTCTCCCCCAAACTCTATCAACTCCTGGAGCCTCTTTATTAACTCACTTGCTTTCATCGGGCTATCTCCTTTTATGTCAGGGGTGGCAGGATTCGAACCTGCAAAGAAGGACCACTACCGGTTTGTGGGTTACCCTTCACCAGCGTTTACCATTTCCGCCACACCCCTATAATCTATTCTACATCCTCCACCTCTACCCCTGGCACTGGTATACCTCTTTCCTTTAGTGCTTCCTCTGGGGTGATTGTGTGGTTGTGCTGTATAGGTCGCTCTTGATCTCCTGCATGTGTGTTGTGGATCTTATCACCATACTTATCAGGGAGTCTTTTAGACAGTACCCACTTCCTTGTATCTATCTTTAATTTAAAGATCTGGACTAATGCAGGGTCTTCACATTTATCCGCTAATTCTACCAATTCATCAAACTCATTGTCCGCATCAACTTCGCATGCATGTACGTATTGGTCCATAAATGTCGGGTACTTAGCCAACCATACATATACTGTAGACCTACAAGGAAGTGTTTCGTCATCCCTTATAACTTGCCTTAATGGTTTATCTAGTCTTGCTTGTACTATCCTATCGGCTAGATCTTTTGTATAGTCTGTGGGCCTACCTACTGGCATCTTAGTGTAACTCCTCTGTTGTGTCCCCGCCTAATAATTGAACCAACTCTCTGATTTTACTATTCTTTTCAAGGTGTTCATCTACCAAATCTGCATATTTCTCAACCATGTCACTGTATTTCTCTCTTAGGTTAGCTCTATCAGCCTTTAATTCTCTTATCTCTTCTTGTAGTTTGTTTATAATTTCTAGGCTCATTTGTTACCACCTCTTCAACTCATGTAAGCTCTTTAGATTCTCCTTGCAAGCTGTTACAAATAATGTCCTTACGGCTTCACTTAGGGCCCTCAACGCTTTTTCAAAGTCTCCCATTTATTTTCTCCTCCTACACTCATGTACTATTCTGGAAGTCTCACCATACTCTCCTATCCATTTACCAAAGACTTGCAAGGTGCACATTAACCACCACCCAGGTACAGCGATCATCAATATGGTTCCACCTATGATTTTTCTTAATATCCTTTGCATTATCACCACCACATATCACGGATTATCATAAACGCAGTAAACAAGCCAACAATGAGCATACACCATGCACAAAACGGAATAAAGAAATCCATGAACTCACAAATCGGGTCTTTTGCAAACCCTGAACGCCTATATTTTTTATTATTACCTAACATTATCACCACCTTAGCATAAAAGGTTAAGATTGTCTATCTATCAGATGGTCTAGTTCACCCACCCTAATAGCTAATAATTCAACTTTCTTATTCATGACAGTCACAATGTTTAACACCTCATTCTCATGACTTACATATTTATGAACATATTTTAGTATTTTTAAATGGGCGAACTGGCACCCAAATGCAAAACCAGCAACAATCAACAAGATACACCATATATAATTAACCATCACTTAACCCTCCTTAATGTTTCTCTATTTCTAGCCCTTCCTGATCTAAAAACCATAACTCCATTTTGGCGAGATGTGAGAATGTTTCTTCGTTTAATGTCAATTGTTTTCTTACGTGGGACAATACAGGGCCATTCTCACCTAAAAGATTATAAGTGAACTCTTTCATCTCTTTAAGCGAATCTTTCATTTCTTCAAGCTTAGACTCTAGCTCTTTTATCTTCTTTTTATCTCCCCACATTACTTAACCCTCCCCATCTTCTTACCCCCACACTCTGAACACTGCCAATTAGACGACATTCCACACAGTAGCCATATCACAGCCCACAGCCCTCCTGTTAGGATAGTGAATATAAAATGTAACCAATGGCTTGTGCCTTTATCCTGGGCCTTTACATTCTTGTTACAGATCTTGCAGTATGCTCTTTTGTAGTCCATTATTCTACCCCCTCATCAATGACAATAGCTTCCATTCCTATAGTGTGGAATGTTTTCATACCTGTGAGCTGGTCCATCATAATATAAGATCCATCGGAGAAATATACTACACCAAAGCCTCTTGGTATTGGTGTTATCTCCGGCTTATATTCCAGCGCGGAACATCCCATCACTAGAAAAGCGATTGTGATTATTATATATTTCATACTCTCTCATCTCCTTTAAGGTTAATATTTAATCTCTTGCTGGTTGATTTATACCCGCCATGCTTTGCAATTTGATGTTTTAACTTCTTTTCAGCCTTCTGCGCTCTTTTTATACAGCATTCTAGCGCATCCTCTAGGGCTCTTATTCTTCTATCCTTTTTATCCATTGGCATCTGTAGCCTCATTTGGTAAGGGTATAAATACGTTTAGGTCCGAGCTTGCCCACATCCTGATACGGCTTAAATAGTCCTCCATCTCATCTGTCTTAAGCTTTCCAGTACTCCCACCTATCTCAACACAGTATCCATTTACATCAATCATCTTTGGGTTGAACATGTGCTTTAAAAGGTCGTGCATCTCATCA